ATATTTATCGTTGATACAGATACTGTATGTCCGTTCTCGCTGATTGTCGAAGGTGACATTGTAGACCAATCATATTCAGCAATGGTATTGCTAGCGCTATCTGCAACAAAAAACTTCGAAGCATCAGGTTTCAATTCTAGCGCATAAGCATTAGAATACGAAATAGTCTTCTTTACTTGATCAACGACTGCAGTTGAAAGAACCCATGGGGTTGATAGATTGTAACTATAAATTCCATTTGCATTGACACCAGTAGTAAACATTTTCCTGCCGTCAGCACTAAATGTAACTCCTTGGCTACTAAAGACTACAGGAGAAGAGCCTGATAGTGTATAGTTTAATGTTGCAGTTGAAATATCCCATGAGGACGATAGTAAATACTCGTATGTAATCAATCCATTGCGAGCAACATACATTCTAGTGCCATCAGGCTTAAATTTAATATCAGTTAAGGTAGTAACTGACTGTTTTACTTTAAAAGAACCTGTGCCTGCAGATGTGATGTTAATATTAGCAGCACTTACAGATGTAGATAGAGCAAATCCGGTACTATTTGCATATCGAATTACAAGAGTGACGTTGTTAGCTGTTATACCACCGGGTACTGTTGCGCCAGCAGTTGTTGTTGAAAATATAACTGTAGTTCCATTCGCAATAACACTATTAGCACCTGCAAAAGTGATGAAGTCTGAAGTTGCGTTTACTGATGAGTTTGCAAATGTAATAGAATTTGCTGCTGGTTGTGTATCGAATGTTTGAGTAAACGATGCTGTGTTAACAGACCAAGGAACAGATAAAGCAAATTGTGCAACTTTATCGCCGCCTGAAAATACGAGATACATTATAGTTCCGTCAGGTTTGAAAGTTGCGCCCCACGGATTGGCGCCGATCTGACCTGTTGATGAATACCAAGTTGGAGTATTTGATGAGAATGTAGCTGTATTAACTTGCCACGGTGTTGATAGTGCATATTCTTGCACTTGAGTTGATTTTGCTCCACAAGTCACATACATTCTAGTACCGTCAGGTTTAAACGAAAGACCGGTGGGTGTTCCATTAGCAGTTGGAACAGCAAAGGTTCCATTAGCAAAAACAGTATTATTGGAAAGCGCGGTGTATGTCAATTCTGAAGATTTGCTCAAATTGAACCCTGTATTAGACGCCACTACATAATACGTATCATTATTAGCTAACCCGGAAATCGCTGTGTTGCCAACAGCAGTTGTATATTTAACATAATCGCCAATAGCAAAACTATTACGAACATTTGCATAACCCTGCTCAACTTCAGTGTTGGCATTAAATGAGTAGGCTAGTGCTCGTGGGTTAGTAGTCAACCTGATAGCAGTTGTATTTGAATTGGCAACATAATATGTTGAGCTATTAGATAGCGGTGCTATAACTGTATTTCCTGTACTAGTGTAATATGTAACTTTAGCACCATCAGCAAATATTGTCGGATCGTTATCAAACAAAATAGCATTAGCTGATACTGAAGAATTACTATTAAACTGAATTGTTGATACGGTGCTGTTGGCAATAGAATCATCAACGGAAGTAACAGGAATAGAGTTTACATCTTCAAGTAGAACAGAACCAAAGTATCTTGTTCCTGCAGTATGCATTACTTTCTTGAACATATCAGCATATTTTGAGAAAGGAATCTTAGTCAAAATCTCATATGAGTATTCTTGATAGTAATCGCCATCATGAATATATTTGTTGGTGCTCAAAAAGCCCTTTGATGACTTGAAGTAACCAGACCCTGTGCCGATACCATCAATAACTGTTTGAATTTCACCAGAGCGCAAATTATCTTCCGAACGGAATTCAATATACTTACCATTTGAATATCCTACACCAGAATCTGTAACTGTTAGTGTAGTAATAGTTCCGTTTGAAGTTACAACGTTTGCTTGAATAGAAGCATTTAACCCAATTGGCAATGTATCAAAATCTTCAGCAACACTAAAGATAGTAGCATTTGCTTGAGTTGTTTGACCTGTAATTTGCTGCCCAGCAATAAAACTATTTTCAAAATTAATTCTTTTTACTTTAAGAACAGAAGTATTAGATCCCGCTTTTACAATACCTCTTGCTGTAGAAACTACTGATTGCAGCGTAGAACTCTGCACCGTAGCGCTTAATGCAGGAGTGACAACACTCTTAAGCACTGTGCTTGTTGCAAATGTGCCACTAACATCCTTAACTTGAATTGAATTAGCTGAAGGCGAGATGCTAGAAATAGTAGCATTTGCCGTTGATGTTGCTAATGAAACACCTTGATAAACCTTTTCCCCAACTTGATATCCAGTTTCATCTGATACAACCAAATTATAAAAGGTTGCAGTTGAGTTGGTTTGATAGATATATTCGCCTGCTAGGAAATTGCCAGTAGCACCAGTTATAGTCATATTATAATCATGATAATTCATTCCCGAAATAAATGGCTGGCGAACTAGCACATAAGGATCTATATTATAGTCAGTTCCTGGGTTGATCGATGCAAGAGTGCCAATAGTTCCTAGCGTAAATTCATCAAACTGCAAGCATGACCAGATAATCGATGCTGAGTTGCCTTGTTTGTTTTTAGGAAAACCATAAGCATAATTAGCAACAGGTAATGACATAAATGCCTGATTTGCCATAACAGTGCTATTTGCTGCAGTATACCCTTCATTGTTTGAACGTAACAAATCTGTATTAAGAAAAATTGTTTGAGTGTCGGCTAAAGTATCAACTTTGAACCCAGCACCTGATCCTTGACTTACTGTAACAACATTTGCAGTTGTTGCGGTATTCATAGAATAAACAAAGGCGTTGAATGTGTTAGTATAGTTGCCTGTAATGTTATATAAACCTACAGTCAAACCTACGTTAGTGATTGAAGCAGTTGCGCCATTTGTGGTATTATATAGAGTATATTCTTTTCTAAAGGCACCAGTGATACCGGACAAATAAATTGTTCCTGAGGTTCCAATGATAGATGTATTGAAAATAGTACCAGTAGCAACTTTTACACCACCAATCAATTGATATAAAACATCACCCTTAGTAAAAACCCCGCTCAAACCTGAAACTGTTAAAGTCGCTTCAGTTGGAATACCCATTACGGCTGCATTAGCAGAAGAATTAGTTACAGTTACTGCCGTAGCATATACAGAAGAATTACTAACAAGATAAAATGTGTTTGTAGTGGCATTTGCAACAACTACGCCATTTGAGGTTTCCATCGACACTTCAAGGGTGCCGTTTGCAGAAGTGCCTAATGTATTTGTTAGAATGTAACCACGAGCTGTAGTAACAGATGAGTTGCCATATCTAATCAACGAACCTTCAACTAATGCAGTAGAATTAGATGCACTAATATAATCAATCGTTCTTGTTGGTTGTTTAAAGTCTTCAAAATACTTGAAATACCCATTATGAATTTTTGTCTGAGCTGTCAAAGTAGCATTTGTGCTAGTAGACCCCCCGATAGAATTTGTGACAACAATATTTGCGTTAGGAACAGTAGCAGTATAGAAACCTGAACCGGGATTAGTAACAGTTACGGATAGGATAGTGCCTGTTGCATCTGTAGTCGGTATTCCGATTGCATTAACAAAGGCAGTTTTGATTGTTACAATGTCTGTATTATTGTAACCTGTCCCGCCAGCTACAACAGTAATAGCATCAATCGTATTTGATGTTATTACATTTGAAAGTGTTAATACTTTTTCAGAGACGATTGATTGAGATCGTTTTGCAAGTTCTAATGCAGAGAGAGCTGTGTTAGATGATGTTGTATAACCCCAGCCGCCATCAAGGAAAATAAAATCTACAATACCAGTTTTGTCTGAAATATCATCAACACGAGCTAGCCCATAGTCGCCAGACCCGCCGACTAGATAAACAATATCGCCGACAGAAAATCCTGTCCCGGCACCTGCAGCAGAAATTAATACTTTTGAAAGTGATCCTACAAGTCTAGGTGAGTCGTCATAAATTGTATTATCAGCTACTAAAATTTCATTGTTGATAAACTTACCAGCAACAGCAGACACATAAAGAATATAAACAAACCCTTGTTTGATTTTACGCTTAATGTATTTTTCTACGAAGGCGGTCGCGCCTGATGTAACACCTTTAACTTGCTTACCAACCAAGTCAATTGAACGATCTGTAGAAGTTATTTCTAAATATTGAGGAGTAATCCATTCACCATCGGATAACTTAAACAAGTCATCGCCGGGATAGTAAACGTCAGAATCAACACCGTAAACCAATTTAAAGAAAAGATCGATTGAACGCTCAGTTCCTTTTGATCGATAAAGGTCAAGCGAATTTTTAACAAGCAAACGCTGATTAGTTGCGGTATCAAACTCAATATTTTTTAGATACTTTTCCTTAAAGTGAAGGATAAAAATATCAATTGTTGTATCGATATTTCTGAGCTTAGGTAGATTTCTAGCAAAGAATAATGACCCGAGGCGTTTTGTTTTACCACCCTTCTGGATGATTGTATTGCCGCCAGAAGAACTTGTGATCGGCGTAATATCAGAACAAACAGAAAGACATTTGAAAGTGTCAAATCCATCAACATACACAAGAAGATCACTATCAATATATGATACCACTTTACCTGTTGTTGTGCCTTGAGTGATTATGTCACCAACATTGAAGTTAGTATTATTTTCTAAAGTTAAAAGTTGATGGTTCTGCTCAAGCCACTCAAAGTAAGCCTTAACAAACAAAATGAAGTTTTCGCCCTGTTCTTTATAAAAGGACGGGAATTGATTTTCAATAAACGGCGAAATTAAAGTTTCGATGTCTTTCATTCAATTATTCTCTTACAGGCGTGATATTGATGCTAAGATCTTCTTCTAGAATATTGATGATAACATTCTGGTTTGAAAAAACATCATTAGAAAGTGGTGTGGCATAAATTTTAATACCATCACCTTCGAAGGCAGTAATATCAAAATTGGTAATCTGAAGCAATCCTGTGGTATAGTTGACCTTACCAACATCAGCAATTTTTCTCTGCACTGATTCTGTTGCTGTTAGGACTTGAAGATTGCCCTGACCATCATCCTGTAGTGTTGCGCGCTTACCGCTGGCGGTGAAGTAGGATGATGTAATAGTATATCCTGCAGAGCCACTATTTGTAGAATCAAAGGCTAGATTGAAAGCAACATCAAATGTTGTTGCAGAACCTACTGTAGGAATAATTTTCTTGATTGCTTTTACTTTTGTTTCGTTTGATACAATTGAAGCCTGTGAAGTATCAATTGCATATGCTAACTTTGAATAACGCATAATCTTATTGAAGTTATTAAGATTCGTTCTTGCATAATCAAGGATAGCAGAAACAACAAGTGTTTTAATATCATCTTCGGTCAAACGAGTAATGTTAAGATTATACTTGACATTTGTTTGAACTGCAATATAGAGATATTCTGGATCAATAAACACAGGATCAATTGAAACAGGTGACCGAGGTTTCAAGAAAGCATAATATTCATTCTTCTTGACAGTTGGCAACGCATCAATTGCTTTAAGGTCGATTGAAACAAATACCTTGCCAAACTGAGGAGGATCTAAGTCCTCGCCGCCATATGCAGCGACTGTGTTGATTTCTGGAAAGTTGAGTTTCAAAAGATTTTCATAATCCTCAGAAGTGACTGCTCGTTCTTGAGTTGTAAAGTGACGAGGTGCATTGAACTTGATACTTTCGATTGATTCTGCAACAGATCCGCCAGCAGCTTTGTCATGAACAATGACAGAAATTCCGCTCTCACCTTCAATTGTGCCATCCGCAGTAAAGGAACTGCAACCATTGGGCAACTCGCCGTTTGATACCCGATACTCAATAGAAATGGTCGAACCTTCTTTAGGCTTACGACCAACTACGCCATCACCAAAAACAATTTCATAAGATTCATTTTCAGCACCTTGCACAAAGAATGCTTTTGATGTTGCAGACAATCCAAACAGTGATGTTGCTCTAGTGTATGTGTAATTTGAAGAACCCATATCCTCAATCACTGTAACAGAAATACTAGAAATGTCAATGTTTTTATTTGAAATAATATATCTTTTATTTTCTGCAGAATTTACTGTGTATTGATCAGTGACGTAGTAACCTTCATGTAAGATAATATTAGTTCCGAGGAATCTATTCTGAGTTGCGCTTGCAGATTCGTAATCACGAATAACGATGTTTTCAGCAACCGAGAAAGTATAGTTCTTATTACCAAAGCGCGAACTGAAGGTTGTGCCTTTAGGAACAGTGAATGAACGCTTCAACAAATTTGTAGTTAGGATATTGATATCAACGTTTGCTTGAGCAGATTTAAACGAGCCAGGTGTGTAATTTAATTCTTTGGCATGTGATACTACGCTATCACGAATAACAGCAGTGTCAAGAAACATCTCGCTGCCGATCATGTTTAGATAGAAAGCATTATGATAGGTATTGTAAGACAGAATATCAAGAAGGACAGACATGTTACTGCCATCAAAGTCATAGTCTTTGAACCTATCTTGCTGCTTCAAGTAATACTTTAAAGTATTCTTGTGCGTATCAAAATCTATGTTAGTTAAAACTATGCTCGTATTAGCTGCCATTATCGTACTCGATATAAAGTGATTTCTGTGGTAACGGGTTCTTGTTTATTTATGATAAAATACACGATGCTAATAACATAGGCATTGCGGTCATAGTTAGGAATTACATCTATTCTAATCACTTTAGCTCTGGGTTCATGCTTCTCAATAGTGTCAGAAACATATGAACTTATAGCTGTTGCAGTTGACGGGCCCATAGGTTCAAATAACATACGCCGAATGTTTGAACCAATTTTAGGTTGAAATAATCTTTCACCCTTATCAGTCAGCATAAGGTTCTTGATAGAACGAGTTACGGCATTTTCATTGACAAAGCGAACAATATCATTAGACGCAGGGTGCGAACTAAGGTTAGTCAGAAAATCACTATAGATCTGATTTTGTTTATCTGCTGCTGTAAATTTGTCTACTCTTGCCATTTATTTTCTCTTTATGGAACAACTGTTGTTGCGCTAGAAGTCGCGGATACACTAGCTGAAATATTTGTTGCAGTCACTTTACAATTCAAAGTTCTGTTTTTATCTTCAACATTAATAACATAAGTGCTAGATGTTGCGCCAGCAATGGCAGTTCCTGTTCTTGCATACTGCCACTGATATGCATATGTAATGGTTGGTTCACCTGTCCACGTTCCTGCTGTGCAAGTTAGCGTGCTGCCAACTGTCACTGTTCCTGAGATTGCAGGTGCAACCGTATTGACGGGTAGCGCATAAGGATTGGTAATTGTATCAGTTGCTGTTGTTTCGGCACTAACGTAACCTGCAATATTTTCGGCAGTGATGGTGACGCTGATAGTGCTTCCAACATCATCTAGAACTAATGTATATGTTGATGCTGTAGCACCCGAAATTGCAACGCCAGAACGATTCCACTGATATGTGTATGTAATTGGAGCATAACCCGTCCATGTGCCATTGTCAACCGTTAATGTTGATGTAAATGTTGTTGCACCTGAAATAGTTCCGGCAACTGT